GGCGGCGGCGGTGGTGGTATGAAAAACAACGCCGGCACTAATGCAGGTAACGGTGGTTCAGGTATTGCAGTTATCAAGTACCCAACCGGTTACGCAGCAGCTACAACTACAGGCACAGTTACATATACAATATTATCCGGGTATAGAATATATAAATTTACGGGTTCAGGATCTATCAAATTCAATTAATGTATCAGTTGACGAAACAACCAATGATGCATAAATACCCCTTATAGGGGGATATAATGGCACAACCAATAACAACAAGAACGGCATTCAAAGATTATTGCCTGCGTAGACTAGGGTTTCCAGTAATCGAAATCAACGTTGATGACGATCAGGTAGAAGACCGTATTGATGATGCACTTCAATATTGGCAAGACTACCACTTTGATGGCCTACAAAAAATATATTACATCAAAAAACTTGATGCGACAGACATTCAAAACAAATATATAAATCTAACTAATGTTACAGACGATTCAAATAATTCTGTTGACATAGTTGGTATAACTAGAATTTTCCCTATTCAAGATTCGTCAGCATCAATCAACATGTTTGACTTGAGATATCAATTGCGTTTGAATGAATTGTACGATTTCACTTCCGCATCTTACATCAACTATACATTAACACAACAACATTTGCGTTCATTGGAGTTAATGTTTACTGGTGAAATACCAATCCGTTATCAAAGACACATGAAAAAACTTTTCATTGATTGGGCTTGGGGTTCTTCACAAGCACCAGTCGGTACTGTTGTTGTCATGGAATCTTATGCAACAATCAATCCAGAATATTACAATTATGTCTGGAACGACCGTTGGTTAAAAGAGTATGCAACAGCACTTATCAAGCGTTCATGGGGCAACAACCTTAAAAAGTTTAGTGGTATACAATTACCAGGTGGTGTCATGTTGAATGGTGATAAGATTTATGAGGAAGCAAAAACAGAAATTGATGCCCTTCATGCAGAAATTGGTGACAAGTACGGTGCACCACTAGAAATGTTTATGAACTAATATGAAACACCAACACCATATTATTCCAAAACATATGGGTGGAACAAATGATCCGTCCAATTTAATTGAACTTACCGTAGAAGAACATGCGGAAGCTCATCGTGTTTTGTGGGAAAAATATGGACATAAACAAGATGAATTAGCTTGGAAAGGTTTAGCTGGCATTATTGGTAAAGAAGAATTGTTACACGAACTATTTGTAATGTCTGGTAAAAAATCTAGACCACCAGTAGGTCACAAAGCAAATTTAGGTCGTAAATGGTCTGATGAATATAAATTAAAAATGAGTGAGACATTAAAAGGCCGTCCTTGTGAATGGAAAAATAAAATATCCGAGAGTAATAGTAGAAATTGGTTAATAACCAAACCAGACGGAACAAAAATAAAAATAAAAAATTTACAACAATATTGTAAGGAAAATAACTTGGATAGTTCAAAAATGTCAATTGTGGCTAGTGGTTTAAGAAAACACCACAAAAATTATTTTTGTGAAAAGTTAGGATAATATCATGGCGACCTCGGTGTATTTCAACAACTACAACTCTCTTGCTGAACAGAGAGTAATAGAAGATTTGATTGTAGAAAGTATTAAAATTCAAGGTTATGACGCCTACTACCTGCCTATTGAGAATGAAGAAGATAGAGACATTCTATATGGTGAAGATCCAATTAAAAGATTTGGTTCGGCCTTTCCAATTGAGTTCTATCTATCTAGTTCAATGGAGTACGGTGGCGAGAAAGAATTCTTTTCTAAATTTGGTCTTGAGATTAAAAACAATATCAATATCATACTATCAAAGCGTTCTTTCTCTCAAAGAGTACCACAAGACCTATTCACCAGACCCCGTGAAGGTGATTTGATTTATGTGCCTTTCTTAAATGGTACCGGTGAATTGTTTGAAATTAAATTCACCAATCAAACCAAAGACTTCTTCATGTTAGGCCGCAAGATTCCTTATTTCTACGAATTAGAACTAGAGAAATTCAAGTACTCACAAGAAGTTATCGACACTGGTGTGGAAGATATTGATGATATAATGATTCAATCAAGTTATACAATAGATTTGAACACTGGTGTTGGAACTGGAACATATGAACCTAGAGAAATTGTATTTCAATCTAGGGATGGTACACAAGCAAACGCATCAGTGGTTGCAATGGTACAAGAATGGAACACTGTCAATGATATATTAAAAGTAACAAATGTTGCCGGTGAGTTTGCAAACAATGTTGCAATCATTGGTGCAACAAGCAATGCACAATACTATTTGTCATCATATAATCCATTAAAAGACAGTACAAGAAATGAAGCCTATGACAATGATTATTTGGACAATGAAGCCGATAACATTATAGATTTCACCGAAACTAATCCGTTTGGAAAAATATAATGTCAACATACAACCGTGTCATCAGAAAATTAGTTGTTGGATTTGGTAATCTTTTTGACAACATAACACTATACAGATTCAAATCAGACGAAACCGAATCTGAGAGATTTATTGTGCCTATTGTTTATGCATCAAAAGAACGATATGTTATGCGCCTTGAGAGTGATCCTCAATTAGATAAAAAAGTTCAAGTAACTTTACCTAAAATGTCGTTTGAGATGGCCGGTCTTAGTTATGATTCAAGTAGAAAACAAAATACCAACATTAAAAATTTTGCAGGCACAAATACAGCGACCGGTGTTATTGCACAATACAATCCAGTACCATACAATTTTGATTTTAATCTGTACATATATGTTCGAAACATTGAAGATGGTACACAAATCATTGAACACATACTACCATTCTTTACACCAGATTACACCATCAAATTGAATTTGATTCCTGAAATGGGGATTATTAAAGAAGTACCTGTGATTTTAAACTCAACATCACATGAAATTATTTACGAAGGTGGTAGAGAGAACGAAACCAGAATGATAGTCTGGACATTAAACTTCACTGTCAAAGGATTTGTATTTGGTAAAACCACAGAAACTGGTGTCATCAATCGTGCATTTGTTTCAGTGTTCAACTTAATTACCGAAGAAGATGTTGTTGAATTTACATTGAATTTAAATTCTGGTTTTGGTACATATAAAGTTGGTGAAAAAGTATATCAAGGATATACATCAGATGATACAACAGCAACAGGAATTGTTGTTCAATTTACAGACAACCTACTTAGATTAAAATCACTAACAGGAAACTTTGTGTCCGATAAACCTATATATGGAGTTAATACTTTGGCAAACTATAACTTCACCACATATAATTTGAACCCATTGAAATTTGTTGAAGTTGATGCTGTTGGTAGAGTTTCTACAGATATCGACTTTATGACTGTTGATAAAGTTGACGCTAAGACCGATAACACACTAAATGAAGTCTTGACAATTAACAAGGCCGCAAACCAATAAACATCAAATGAGAGAAACAAATGGCTAAACAAACAATCAATATTGGTATTAGAGCAAATGATGGTAAAGGTGATACACTAAGAGCCGCATTTGTCAAATCAAATGACAACTTTACCGAGCTGTATACCAATGTTTCCAATAATTCTAATACTGCAAATTCACAATCAGCAAACAATGCTGCACTAGCACAAGGTGCTTTCAATAAAGCAAATTCTGTTTTCTTGGGTGATATCAGTTTTACCGATACCATAATGTATAGTAATACAAGAGTGGAACTTGGTAATGACCATCACAACAAAAAAGTTTGGGGTCTATTATATGGTCAACTAACAACTCAGTTAGCCAATACATATGGTCACAGTGTTGCATACGATTCTGCCAATAACATTTATGTTGCACTGACAACACAAAATGAAACCACAGGTTATCCACAATCTACAATTGTAAAATTTGATACAACAGGTGAAATATTCTGGACTCGTTCTGTGCCAGCAAACACCTCATATGGTAGTTATTCTGAATCTTTAGATATTGATGCAAACAACAATGTCTATTTGTTGACAAATCTTCCAAATACTTTTTCAACTCTAGTTACCAAATTTAATTCTGTTGGCCAAAATGTTTGGAGTTCGATGGTAGAAGATGCAGTAGGTTCTGTAGACATTACTGTTGATGACCAAGGATTCCCATACTTTGTTGGTGAACACAACCTACTAACAGGTCTTGACAACACAGGTGAATTGTACTTCACATATTTCACTTCACAAACAGAATCCACAAATGCATTTTGCTGTTTAGCGTTACCAAATGAGTATGGTGTTTTAGTTGGTTCTGCAAACGGAAAAGTTCACAAGTTTGATACAGAGGGTGTTTATCTTTGGACAAACAATGTTGATACAAACGGAAACACAATTATAAGTTTGACTTCTGATACATCAAATAATTGGTATGCAGCATCAAATACTAACATTTATAAATTTAGATCCAATAATCAATTGATTTGGGAAAAAACAATAACTGGTATTACAACACCAAAAATCAATTGGATTAAACACAAGAATGATTATTTGTATGTAAATGGTGCAACAACAGATGCAAACAACCAGACAGCATTTATCACATATAAAATTGATGCAAATGGTGAATTAGTTTGGGCAAGGTCTTTAGAAATTGCAAGTGCAAACCAAACAATCAGACTTGGCCATAGACAACTAGATGTTTCAGGTGACTATCTTGTTGGTATTGGTTATTCTAAGCCATCAGGTAAATCAAACACATTTGCAACAGTTTATCAATTGCCTGTAGATGGTTCTCTATCTGGAACATATCTTGGTGCAAATGGTAGTTCTTGGGGTGATTTCACTTATGTTGGTATACCAGAAGCAAACACTGCAACAAGTACAACCGTTGGTACCGGCAATACAACTGTAACGATTGCTGAGAATACAGATTACACATATACAACAAATGTAATTGTTTATTCAACTCCTGGTGGTTTGTATGAGAAATCTGTGACACCATTTAAACAAAAATGGCAATTTGATTCTAATGGTAAAATCATAGTACCATCTTCTGGTGACCCAACAGCATTGGATTTGAGTGGCAAAAACATTGTGAATACTGGAAATGTCATATTTAATAATGGTACAACACAAAGAGCTGCAGCACTGCCTCTTGCAAACTTGAAAGTAATTGTTGCTGCATCATCCAGTTTTGCCGATTTTCAGAGTAGAATTGCAGCGTTATAATTAATATAAAAACTATGAAGCGTTATAATTAATATAAAAACTATGAATACATTTGACAAGAACATGGAAAAATTATTTGATGTAACACCGGTAGAACAAAAAGAAAAACCTTTGTTGCCGGTGGTTACAAAATCTCAGGATGGTCCAGATTTAAAGAATGATTTGGAAGATGCATATCAACAAACAAAAGATAATCTACAAGACCTTATCGACCAGGGCAAAGAAGCCATGGAAGAAATACTCAACATTGCAAAAGCAGGCCAACATCCTAGAGCCTTTGAGGTGTATGGTACACTGTTGAAGAATGTGGTGGATGCAAATAAAGAACTACTTGCGGTACAAAAACAAATGCGTACAATGGATGGCAAACCAAAAGAAGGTGACACTAAGATTGATAAAGCTATCTTTGTTGGTTCAACCGCAGAACTGAATAAGTTACTTAAAGGTAAAGAATGAGTGGTGATTTAAGATTTGGTGAAGCATATCGGGATAACCCTTTACTTAAAAAAGCTGGTGTTAAGGTAGAATATACCCAAGAGCAGGTTGATGAATACATTAAGTGTTCAAAAGACCCTATCTATTTTGCAAAAAATTATGTAAAGATTGTTAACGTTGATGAGGGTTTGATTAACTTTAAGATGTGGCCTTTCCAAGAGGAAATGATTACACTTTTTGCAAACAATCGTTTCGTTATCACCAAGTGTCCCCGTCAGGTTGGTAAGACTACCACAACAGTTGCATATATGTTATGGGAAACAATCTTCAAAGACACACAAAACTGTGCAGTCTTGGCCAACAAAGGTTCTTTGGCAAGAGATATTTTAGCCAAGTACCAACTGGCATACGAAAACTTACCTATGTGGTTGCAACAAGGTGTTGTTACCTGGAACAAAGGTAATGTAGAACTAGAGAATGGTTCTAAGATTATCGCTGCGTCCACATCAAGTTCCGCCATTCGTGGTGGTGCATTTAACATCGTATTCTTGGACGAATTTGCTTTCGTTCCAACCAATATTGCGGAAGAATTCTTCAACTCCGTTTACCCTGTAATTTCATCAGGTAAAAAGACAAAGATTATTATTGTGTCTACACCTAATGGTATGAATCTATTCTACAAACTATGGATGGACTCAATCAACAAGAAGAATGACTACAAGCCATTTGAAATTCACTGGTCTATGGTACCAGGTCGTGATGAAAAATGGAAAGAAGAAACAATCCGAAACACCTCCGAAAGACAATTCAAACAGGAGTTTGAAACAGAGTTCTTGGGTTCTTCAAATACTTTGGTTTCCGGATACAAATTACAACAACTGGTCTATGTGGACCCTGTTGCGAACCACGATTTGTTGAAAATCTATGAACATCCAGTCAAAGAAGGTGTCAACGAATCTAAATCTGACCACCTATATTGTATAACGGTCGATGTATCTGAAGGTAAAAACCTAGACAGTTCGGCATTTTCTGTCATTGATATCTCACAGACACCGTATAAACAGGTGGCCACATATAAGAGTTCGTCAATTACACCAATATTATTTCCTACAGTCATATACAATACAGCCAGATATTACAATGACGCATATATTCTGGTAGAGATTAACAATAATCCACAGGTTGCAGACTCACTACACTCAGACTTTGAGTATGAGAACCTATGGAAAATATTTACAGGCAACAAAAAGCCTCAACAATTGTCTGCCGGATTTGCCCGTGGTATTCAAATGGGTCTGAAAATGTCACCACAAGTCAAGGCAATTGGGTGTTCCAACCTAAAAACTTTGATTGAGGGTGACAAACTATTGATAAATGACTTTGATACCTATTCCGAACTAACAACTTTTGTTCAACAAAAGAATTCTTTCTCTGCGGAAGAAGGTGCAAATGATGACATGGTAATGTCACTGGTCATTTTCTCATGGGTAACAACTCAACAA